CTGCATACGATCAATGGCCGAACCACCTAACTCTGTCAGCCCAGCTTGAGGTGTTTCTACTCGGTACTGCTGGCTGTAGCGCTCTGCAATTTCTTCGTCAGTCAGGCGGCGGGACATATTTACCCTTCAATTTGTTGCATGCGACATTGTCGCATGCCTGTCAGCGTCCGTAAATGCTTGGAGCACCTACAGGGGCACCGTAGCTGGAAGCCGGTCCAATGCCGGTAGTGCGGGCACCTTGGAACCCTGACGGGGCTGTAGGATTACCACGGAGTCTGTTCTCTTGGGCAATTCTGCCGTTAAGAACGTCGTAGTCTTCCATGTCCTTGTTCAGCTTGGCCATGTCGCGCTTGTTGCGGACATCGTACTCTTCGCCATTGAACATAACGGTTTCACCGTCGTTGCTCCACATGACACGGCTGGCATTGTTGTCAGACACACCAGCAGCACGCAGTGCTTTTGGACGTTCATCCGGCAAAACACCCTTTGGAGACATAAAGCCGCCCATGCCGTCAGTCTGAACCACCTTGCCACCCACCTTGTACTGAACGCCAGCTTCTTCCACCTTGACAGGTTTCTCAGGCTTTTCAGCTCTCTGGGCTTCGTTCATAGAGGCAATTGACGGTGGAGCACGCAAGCCTTTAGGCACACTAGCGCGGAGCTGGTCGTACTCACGAGCATAAATTGCCGCAGCTTGACGCCCTTGTGGCCCCAACGCCATAGCAGACTGGTAACCCTCAAAGACACCGTCTAATTTCTTTTGGTAGTCTTCTTGGGCTTGTGTAAGCCCACGAGCTGCGTCTTCTCGACGAGCAAGCGATCTGGAACGCTCAGCAGAAGCCTTCGACTGATCTATGTCAGCTTCCACTTTACGCAAGTTCAACATCCACGTCCCAATCGTTTCGGGTTGTGTAGCCTGCTTGTTCAGGTACTCAAGGGCCAACGCTTCGCTAGTGAACGTCTGCGTGCCATTGATCTTTTTAGTTTCCTTGTCGATGAAGTTAAGCGTAACAGCGCCGTTCTTGCCGGGCACGATGGCCATGTCAGTCTTGTCGTCAAAATCAGGATCGGTGTTGTACAACACGCCTACCTGCTGCAGGTTCTTGCCTTTCAGCTTGTCTTTGATGTTCAGGACAAACGCTTCTTGCTCGCCTTTTTTAATCCCAAGGCGTGTGTTGACAGCCTCCTGCCACTGCTTTTGAGTAAACTTGAACTGCTTGAACGCAGCGTCTTTTAGCTCTTGGGTGGTGGCATTTGGGTTTTCTGCTGCAAAAGCTGCAAAATTAGTAGCATTTTGTTGCTCAGCCTCTTCTCGAGTAAGCCGGTTAATTTCCAAACCAGTTTTAGTTTGTCTAGTCGCAAAGTCCTGAGAAGCCCTATTTTCAGCTGCTTTGGCTCGCTCCTCTGCAGCAAGGGCTCGCTGCTGCTCGTATGCACGGGCTTCCAGTTCGTCAGCCTTGGCTACATCGCCGTAACGACGGTACACACCTGCAAGGCCTTCGGCACGCATTGGCGCAGCCGCCTGACGAGCTTCTTGGCGCGTAGCGTAGTTGGTAGGGCCGCTAGCCACTGAGTAGTCTGCAGCAGTCAACCTCTGACGGCGTTGGAGCTCATCAATGGCTTGGTCATACGCAGCGGCTTGTGCTGGGTCTTGGGCTTTAAGACCTTCCAGCTGTGTGATATTTTCCTGTAGACCGGGGCCGTACGCGCCTTCAGTAACGTCGTATTTAGCGGACTCACGGGCTAAGTCACTAGCTTGTTTGGCTGCAGCAATACCCTCAAGGCCTTTGCCAATGTTGTTCCAATTAAGACGCATGAGCGACCTCCACCATGTCAATGCCGAGACCGGCGTAATTCACAGCCATGTAGCCGTTAGGCATCGTGCTGACCATATCGGGGTATTTCTTGATGACGTCCTGAGCCATTACGCCTACGAAGCGACGGCCATCACCGTTGGTGTACTCGAACTCATACAGGGTCAAACCAGTACGCTCGTCACGGCCAACAACCTCAATGTTCTGCTTGAGTCGAGCATCAGATGGCTTAAACGCTGTATACATCTTAGCTGCGCCGCCCAACAAACCACCAACGTCAAGACCGCTATTCTGGTCAGCGTTGTAGGCAGAAGTCTGGGAGTTCAAGATCATGCCTTGGCCACGGATACCCATATCGGCACCCTGCAGACCATACTGAGCACCTTGGCCAAACGCTTGGCTAAACTGGTTACCGGCAGACATGGCAGTGTTCATACCGGCAGTACCGGCACCCGTAGCACCAGCATACGCACCGCTGGAAGCACCAGCCAGACCACGGCCCAGACCAGTTACGTCCATCTTACGAGCCCAGCCCAGCTGTTCGGCTTGGTTGCGAGCGCCAGTGGCAGAGCCTGCACGCATAGAAGCCAGAGCCAGAGCGTTCTGATTACCCATGGCCAGAGCGTTGCCGGAGCCGGGGCCCACGCCTCGACGGGCCAAATCACGGTTTGTAGCGCCTTGAGCAACACCAAACGCACGCGATGCGTCTGCAGCCGCCTGAGAAGCCAGCTGCTCTCTGTAGGCCTCTGTATCGAATTCTTGGGCTTGGCGCACTAGACCCTGCTCTACCGGTCGGAACGTGCCCACCTGATAGTCGTAGTAATCACGAGCCTGACGCATTTGCTCGTCTTGGGCTGCAATCTGAGAGTTGGACACGCGCTCAGCCAGAGGCTTCATTTCCTCGTACTGCCGCTGGGCAAAGTCCATTTGGCGGTTACCGAGTTTTTCAGCTACAGCGACACCCTTCTCGGTGGCAGCTGCCATTGCGCTATAGTCTGGTGGAGGACTAGATTTACCGCCCATGATTTACTCCTTGCGCAGCCAGCGACATTTGTCAGGCCACAATACCAAAATGTGCATGTCGGCACCGGGGGCACCGTCTTTCATAACAAACTCTTCCTCAAAACCAAGATGTTTGTCAAATGCCAGTATTTTAGGCTCATTTGATGGAACCATGCCAGTTAATCTTTTCAGACCGCACTGATTGAACGCATAGTCGCACACCGCCTCAAACAACGGGACAATCTGTTTTGTCTGCTGGGCAATAGCAATATGGCACGTCGCGTTAGCGCCGTTGTAGTTATTTATGACCACTCCAGCTAGGATGTCGTCACCACTCATAACTCCCATAGCGTAGAAACTACCCCAGTCAGCATTGTGGTTTACTTGCTTGGCCACCCATGCGCCAACGCGTTCTTTCTGGTCAAAGACTAGATGAGCCACGGATTACCTATTGCAGTCGTTCAACTACCGCATTCAATTGTGCAATTACCTCGGCCAGCGTAGCTGTAGGAGCCAGTGGGGTAAGCCGAGGCACGTTCTTAGCCTGAGCAGTGATGGCGTCCAAGTTCTGCTTGATGGAGGACAGGGCCCGATCTAACTCAGGGCGTCCTGTCTTCACTGCTGGGATAGCTGCTTTTGTCATGCTGAAGTCTGGGAAAGTTCGGCTACGGATTCTGCTACGGTAACACTATATACCTTTACAGAAGCGCTCAAGCCCACAGCATACACCTCACTGCTAAACCCAGCTGGCAAGCGGAAGAACTTAGCCGATGCCACGTTCTTGGTGTAGATCGGTGAGCCGTTGTCATACAGCGTGAACTGCACTTGACGCTGGGTATCCAGCTCCACAGGCTCAATGTAGCTGCCGTTAACCTCAAAGGCAAGCAGCTCAAAACCGTTCAGGTCACCCGAGACAGCATCGGCCCCAGCAGCAATAAGCGCCTCGTTCTCTGCAATCTGGCTGGTGTCAATTGGCACAATGGCGTTGTAATCCGCATGGACTTGAGCCACGGAGAACTTGACCGGTGCAGGGAACTGCATGTCAACGCTTTGCCAGTCGCTCTCGTAGTAGCGGCCAGTATCAACGTCCCACTCGTAGATGATCTCATCCTTGGCCACATACAGCTTACCGTCAAGGTCGTTGCGGTACAGGCAGTTAGCAGTCTCGTCTACCTCAGTGATGCTGTCAGGTTCGCCGATGTCGATAATCAAAATGCGGTTGTCGTCCTGTCCAGTGTAGTTGGCGTAGTAGTGACCGTCATGGAACGCTGCATCAAATGTGGACGGGTTAAGGCGTGCCCACTCCACCTCACGGTACAGCTTGCGCGTAATGCACTGCACTTGCTGGGTAGACACCAGCCACAGGCCGTCAAAGCTAGGGTAAATGGCACCGCTACCGATGTCAACGACACCGCGCTTAGACACGCAGGGGGCATAGGTTTCCAAGGTACTACCGCTCATCGCTTCTGGGTCAGAGCCTGTGTACAGGATAGGAAACGTCTCAGTCAGCACGATCACCGAGTTGCTGGCAGCAATGGCAGATACACCCACACCAGAAAACGCGTAACGGTTGCGGATGGGCCACGAGTACGGCATGTATGGGTCGCTGAAGCACAGTTCGTTACCAGCAATACCAGCAAGACAGCCGTTAGGCAAGCTAATCAAACTTGTCAGGTTCTTTGGCGGTGGGGACGAATCAGCCGTAGGCAGTACTTCACCGAGGCCAGCTGCAAGTACGGTGTCAGCAAAGGTCGTAGTGGCCACGGGTACTTCACCAACGTACAAGAACGAACCGCCAGTGCCAACAGTGCGGTAGATGCGCTTGACCATTCCAGTGGTGTTGAACGGCGCGTTGCGAGTCCAAGTGCCTCCAGAGGAGTATGTCTGGGTGGTAGTCAGCGCAACAGTGACGCGGTTGGTAGCTGTGTCTACAGACTCAACACGGAACGAGCCGTTGAGCGAGGTCATGCCAGTCACACCAGCAAAGGTCAAGGTGTCGTACTGAGCGATACCAAACACGCTGTTGAGCGTAACGCGAACAATATCAACGCTGATAACTGTAGCACCCGTAACAGTGCCGCTGTTAGGCGGGGCCGTCTGCATGCCGCTAATGTTCCACGTAGCGTTAAGGTGGCTAGTGTATAGATTGGAAGGTGGCGATGGTGGAGACTCTTCACCAAATGCAGTCACATATGTGTACACGTACGAGCGAGACTCGGTGGTGCTACTCCCCCCAGTGTGTGCCACTGTTGGGGCTGTCGTAGGGGCTGCAACGCCCAGCGCATACCAAGCTGTGGGGTAGGGTGCTGAGGCAATGGCCAAGTCGTACGAGGACATGCGAGGCTCAAAGTCGTCGCTTGTGAAGTAGATTCGTCCGTACGGGTCGTTGGCGTTAGGCGATGGCACAACATCCACGTGCTCAGACCATGTCAACCAGTTGTCCGTAAACGAGCCACTGCGCGTAGCGCGGTAGCGGTAGATGGTCTCAAGAGGACGGTTGGCGTCATACACCCGGCCAATACCAGACAGCGGGTCTAGGCTACCAGCGGTGATTTTGCAGTTGAGGGCGCGGGCAGCGTTGCTAGGCTTCAGCAACCGTTCGCTAACCCGTGGGATTTGCCCACGAAAAGCCTTGATGTGTACTGCTGTCATATTTTGTCCGTCGGTAGATGTTAGTTACGGATTATGCAAGAGCGCCGTATCTTGTACCAGTGGCAACCCAAGTGACGTTACTGTTTCCAGAAACTGCCGCACCGCCTGCGCCACCCGCATACCCAGAGTAGTTGTAGTTTCCGTCCACAGTACCGCCAGCATCACCGGCAGAACCCCAGTTACCGCCTCGACCACCGGGTGACGATAGACGACCGCCCCAACCCCAGTTAAATGATGCGCCGGGAGTTTCGTAGATTCCGTCACCATTGGAGTCGGATGAAGGATACGCAGAGCCGCCAACGCCACTAGCTGGGTTAAGACCGCCTGCAGCTGCCGTAAGACCAGATGCACCACCAGAGCCAGCCATACTGCGGCTATAGCCGTTCCACGCCCAATAAGTGCCAGCGCCACCGCCCCCGCCGCCTCCAGCCAAAGTTCCGTTGTTAGTAACAGATACAGCAGAGCTGACCAACAAGGCTGGGCCACCTGCAGAGCCAACGGAAGTAGTGTCGCCACCCCGCCCACCCATGCCAAGAATGTAGCTGTTGTTTATAAACGACACGCCGTTAGGGAACGAGCCATTAATTGTCAGTGCTGCAGTAGCGGTTGTGTTGGAACTGAGAATTGCGCTGTTCGTAGCAAGCAAAAAGTCAGAGCCGTTCCAGCCCGCAGCTATGGCCAGATCGCGCAAATTCTGTGGCGTGCTGTAGTTGGAGCTAATGGTGAACGCAAACTGGCGCACAGCACCGTAAAACTGCGATAAGCTCATCTGCCCACTTGTTGGCACACTGGAATTGTTGGCCGTAACGTATGCGCCGCCACGGTAGTACTCCGACAGACTGACAGGGTTTGACCCACCAAACTCAGTTTGGAGTTGAGCTAGCGACATCGGGCCGGAGCCGGGTAGTGCCATGGTAGCTCCTTATGGGGTGCCGTAGCCAGTAACGTTGCCAGTAACAATCATGTTGCCGGACGAGTCAATGGAGAATTTAGCTACACCGCCAAAGCGGAACACCAGCTTGCCAGACAGTTCTACAACCGTCCAGTTTGTAGTGGCCAGTGATCCAGCGCTGCCGGATGTGTTCCCAGTTACATTACCCGTCACGTTGCCAGTGACGTTGCCGGTCAGGTCACCAGTGACGTCGCCCATTAAGCCGCTGTCAAAAGTAACTTCCTCAGTAAACGATGTAACACCAGCAAAAGTTTGAGCCCCGGTAAATTCATTGGTGCCGCTGAAGGTGTTGTCGCCCGTAAACACGTTGTTAGCATCTGCTACAGCGAGCGCGGACTGCACGTCTTCTGCTGTAAGTCGCAGACCAATAACCGTACCAGAAGGAAAAGCTCTTGCAGTAGTGCCGTCATAGCCACGAATTACGTTGGTCAAGAGGCTGGAGCCAGCAGCGCGTGAACGCACAGCAACAATCTCCACGTTGCCAGTGGAGTCCTGCAAGGTCAGTTTGAACCAGTCGTCAGTGGACGGGATAGAGCCAGTGCCCACGTTGGCTACGGGGAACAAGTCGGACTTCGTTGCGTCGATAACGATGGAAGTGGCATCAGCCGTAATGGACGATGTAATTGTTGCGCGTGCGTTGTTGGTAAATAGCTGTGCCATTGTGTACTCCGTTTACTCGGGCTTAGTTGGCCACACAACGTTATGCGGGAAACCAGACTGGTCAGTGATGTCCAAAAGTGCATTACGGTACGTAGCCCACTCTGCTTGTTTTTCTGCAGACAGGCTGTTCCAACGCAGTGTATTTGTAGCTACTGGGTCAACGTGACGGGCAAGGTTGTAGTCTCGCTGCGAGCGCACTTTTACTGCGGCGTCATTGTCAAGCCACTCCTGAGTTGGCGGCACCCACTGCTCGCCGTCATAGGTGTAGCCGGGTCCGGGTATGACAGATACGCGCTTTGTACCCTCTGGATACGTGGCAATGATCTCAGGGCTTGGCTCAGCGTTGGCCTGCCAATATCCCCAAGAGGCGTTGTAAAAACCAATTTCTGCGGCCATTATCTCAGCTCCCGGGCATCGCCCCAGTTGTTGCATGTGTAGAAGTGGTTGACCGGCACAATGATAATACCGTAGTCACCGGAGTCTCCGCTATCACCGTCAGTGAAAGAAACGTCAGTAGAGCCAGAGTAGTCTGGGGCCGAAGGATTAATGTTGAAAGAAACAGCTGCGGCAAATGTCCCCCAGCGAGCAAACACCATAATTGCTTTGCCTGTTGTGTTCTGGTACCAAGTACCGCTACCACGGCCAACGCCTTGCCAAGTCTGGCCAATACCAAAACCGTTAGTCGCCGTAACTGCAGTTGTTGCAGTAGCTGCGTTGCCGTTAATGTTGATGTTCCATGTGCCTGAAGCACCGTCACCTGTTTTAGTGGGCGCGTCATCAGCAATCTGCGCAACTACAAAAGCCGTGGTGGCCAATTGAGTTGTGTTTGTGTTTACTGCTGCGGTAGGAGCTACTGGCGTGCCGGTTAAGTTCGGGCTAGCAATTGTCTTATTCGTCAGTGTTGTAGCAGCAGTACGCTCGTCCGTAACAGCAGTGTCCACGGTGGAGTCAACAAAAGCGGTAGTAGCTATTGCAGTGGTTGCATTACCGGCGCTCTGGGTAACCGCAACGGTACCAGATGGCAGGGTTACTGGTCCAGTAAATGTGCTTGTGCCAGAAAACGTATTGGTGCCGCTGAACGCATTATTTCCAGTAAACGCATTGTTTTGACCGCCAACACCGAGGGCGGACTGCAAATCGGCAGCAGTTACGCGCAAACCAACAACCGTTCCAGCCACAAAACTCA